ATAGTGACAATACCCCAACAAACGAAAAAAAAACGGCCGACAGGTCTTTCGACCCATCGGCCGTCAAGCGAACTAGCTCGCGAGGATTGCGGCCAGCGCCTGCTTCTGTGCCATTCCGCTCCGGCGGAGTTCCACGTACTTGTCTTGCGCCGCTTCGGTGAAATCGAACGCTGCGAGGGTTTTGAGTTCCTTCTTCAGCGGATCGGCTGTCAGCCGCGCTCGCTCGACCTGCGCGACGTTACCACGGCGCTTCAGATCGGCTGCGTAGTTCAGCAGTCCGTTGAATGCGGGAGCGCCGAGCGCGACGTAGGCTGCACTGGCCTCCTCGGGGCTTGAGACGTTGAACACCGGCTTCGTGAACGGCACGCGGACGTCTTCCGCGATACCCTTGGCCGGATCCTTGCGGATGATGGCCTCGTCGTCCATGTAACCGATGAAGGACGCGGCCAAACCGCTCAGAACGTCCCAATCCACCTTTGTGCTCTCAGACATTGTAAACTCCAAAGTGTTCAGACTAGGCGAAGTGCCTAGCCTGTCCGAACGTCGTGTCAATTGTCAAAGACCTTGCGGCTTGGTAGCCTGCTGCCGTGCGCCTTGTGCTTGGCCCTTGGCCGCGCCCGGAAGCTACCAACAACGTAGGCCGCGCAAGGCTGTTTGTCAATGGGTCATTCTTGCGCGGCCAATGAAGGCAAGCGCAAAATTTTCGCGGGTTGCGTGCGTCCCGATCCTAGACTCCCCTGCACCCCTAGTCCAATGGGTCCCTCCAGACCCCCCGCGCGCGAATGTGTTTCCCGACCCGCATACAGTGATTTTTTACAAACTCAAATGGGTCCCATACACCTACGCATCTTATTGAGTGGGTCCTTTTCTAAAGTCTTTCGAATGGACTAGATCCTAATATCCTCCTTGCTCAATGCAGACTTTAGATTTTAATGCTTCATCCGCTGAAAGGACTTGACAAGGATGGACCTCCGGGCTATATTGGACATGAGGAGGTGCGGGCGTCATGGATCATAAGAGCGTTCACCCGAGAAACGACCAACCGATTCCGGAACGTACTCCCGATGCCCGCGCTTCCGCTTCGCCGCGCCTCGATTCAAAGAATAACGTGCTGAATATCCTCCCCCGTGTAGAGATTCGCCCGATGAACGGTCGAGTTATCGGAACTAAATCCCCACACATTCCCCCCATGATTAAGCGTATCATTGGGGAAACTGCACACATGGCAGAGGGGCTTGATCGGGCACCGGCGAGATCGGTCGCAGAAGCCTTCGACGTCCATCCCAACACTGTCACTCGGGCAAAGGAGGACACAGGGGATGCCAAGAAAGACCTCGACAAAGAGATTCATGCGAAAGCGGTTGACGCTATCGTTGGAATGTTCGAAACCTCCGTCGCGGCTCATAAACTGGCTTCTCTTGAGACGAAGGATGCGACCCGCGCCATGAAAGACTTGGCAAAGGTGGCCGAGGTCTTTGGTGAGAAGAAGGGGAATGTCTTTAATGGACCTACTATCGTGGTCTTTGCCCCCTCTCAGCACACCGAAGATGACTACGACGTAATCGACGTGGAGGCTCGAGAGGTCAGGTAATGGCTGATATCCCCACCAACGCTGAGACTTGGAGGCCAAACAAGCGGCAAGCGGAATTCGCTGCTATTCCCTTCTCAGTCTTTGAAGCATTCTATGGTGGGGCGGCTGGAGGTGGCAAGTCGGAGATGCTCATCGCCGATCCAGTCATAAAGGGATTGACCAATCATCCTAAGTTCCATGGCATCATCTTCCGCCGCACCTTCAGGCAGCTTGAGGAATCGCTCATTCCCCGTGCCAAGGAGTGGTATGGATATGATGGGACTACGCGCTTCGGGGCGAGATACAATGACCAGAAGAAGAGCTTTACCTTCCCCTCTGGTGCAACCATTCGCTTCAGTTACCTAGAGACAGATCAGGATGCAAAAGGACATCAGACCGCTCAATACAACTACGCAGCTTTCGACGAGCTCACACACTTCACGGAATATCAGTACACGTACATCACCACGCGCGTACGATCAAGCGTAGCTGACCTTCCGGCTTATGTCAGATCAGGCTCCAACCCAGGTGGAGTCGGGCACACCTGGGTATACAAGAGATTCGTCGAGCCCTGTGAGACTGGACATGTAATCCTTAGCCGTATGCTTCCGAATGGGAAGACTACGCGCGCCGTATTCATCCCCGCGCTCCTCACGGACAACGTGGATCTGATGACGGCGGACCCGGATTACATCAACCGCCTCAACCTGCTCCCAGAAGCAGATAGACGCGCGCTCCTGTATGGTGACTGGCATGCGTACTCTGGGCAGGTTTTTACAGAGTTCCGGGCACTTCATCTTCCAACGGAGCCGGACAACGCGCTCCATGTTGTGGATCCTTTCCTTATCCCCACATGGTGGCCTAAGCTCATCGCAATAGACTGGGGCTACGCAGCAATGACATGGGTGGGTTGGGCAGCTATTGCTCCCAACCTCGTAACATATCTTTACCGCGAATACGCGCAGAAGCGTAAGTACATTGAAGAGTGGGGAGCTGATGTGGCCCGACTCTCTCAGTTTGATGGTAACATCAAAGCTGTTTGCCTTGATCCTTCAGCATGGCAACAGCGGGGTGATCCCAAACAGATCTATCAGCAGTTTGAGGAAGCCTCGGGCTTCAGGGTAGAGAAGGCAGTTAACGACCGCACTGGCGGAAAGATGCTGCTGCATGAGTATTTCCGCTGGCAGCCGCGTCCCGCTCGGTACATCCCTAAAGAGGGGTATCAGCAGGAGCTGCATGATCGCATCCTTCGAATGTACGGGCTGGAGCGGGCGCAAGAATACATCTCCATGTTTGCGCCACAGCCACCCGAGACAAACCTGCCTAAGTTCAAGATCTTCAGGGGAGCCGCTCCCGAGTTCGTAGGCGCTATTCAGGCTTGCATGTCAGATGAGAAAAAGCCTGAGATGGTCGCAGAGTTTCCAGGTGATGACCCATACGATGGTGGGAGATATCTGATCCAACGAGTACACCGTTACTTCAAAGAAGCTCAACAGGAGAACGAAGAGCGGGCCAAGCTTCAGGTTGTCTTGGATTCTGCTCACACCACGCAAGACTTGTACATGGCAATGAGGATATATGAGGCAAACATTCGCAAAGGCGATGACTACGCTATCCGGCGTATTCGCTCGGCGTCCCAACGAAGAATTGCTGCATCTTCGAATGGAGAACGCGCGATTGCTCGGCGTCATTGAAACACTCATTAGCCAAACCCCCCGGACCCCCAGCGCACCCGCGCGTACGCGAGAAGCGTCTGATGATCCGGGCAGAGTAGGGCGAGGGGTACAGACGCGCTACTTAGGTCTTGCGGCTGCAAGCAACGTTCTCAGGAAACGGGCAGAGGAAAAGAAAGATGCTGAACGTACAAACGGGTGATATCTTCTTCACTCATTCGCAATCGACTCTAGCTAAGCTGATTCGCTGGGCTCAGTCAGATCCGGGTGAAACTGACAAGGCTTGGGCAAATCACGTAGGCATCGTGGTTTATCCAGGTGACTTGCGCACAAATGCTTACATCACAGAGGCTGTCTGGAAGACGAGATTGGGACACCTCGAGATGAAAGAAGGGATGGGGGTCAGAGTATTTAGTCACGTAACAGCACCCGCTCCTGAAGCTATAGAGAACTTCAAAGAAGAGGTTTACGCCCGTATTGGACTAAAGTATGGCTGGTGGAAGTTGCTCGGACATCTAGTAGATCGAACGGTGTTTCACGGTACAAAGGTCGTCTCAAAGCTCTTCTTCGTTGATAAGCGCCCCATCTGTTCCTATTACGTTGCTCATATGGTCTATCGTCACTTCGGTTGGGACTTCGGAATCGATCCTGACGCGGCTGACCCAGATGAGATGATGGACTATTGTGAAGAGCATCATGGCGAGTGGCGGTTTGTAGGGGAAATCGAGGGATAAATGGCTACCGGAATGATGCCGCAGATCCCAGCTGAGCTTACTGATATGCAAGATCCCCTTCAGCCCCCCGAACTCTCTCCTGAGGAACTGAAGAAGGAAGTCCTTGGTCTCGTTAAGGATTACGAAGATGAGGATCGTTCTACCCACGAGCAGATTTCCGCTGATTGTCGGAAACTTGAACTCTACTGGCAGAACATCCAGGATATCATCTGGGATCCCACAGCAAGAGATTGGGTTTCCGCCTCAGGTGTCCTCCAAACCTCAAGGGACCTCGATGTTGATCCGTCCATCCTCGACAAGACCATCGGCATTTACCGCTCCTACGGAGAAATTGTCGCGGCGGCGCTATCACAAACCGTCCCCACAGTCAGATTTCCCCCTTCTAATGCTGATTCTGGCGCTGACATTACTACTGCTCGTACATCTAATGCGATCGCCGAGCTCATTCAGCGTAATAACGACGCTCAGCTACTTTTCCTGAAGGCCCTTTACACAAAGTTCAATCAGCACTTCGTTGCTGCTTACCATTGTGTGATTGAGGATAAGGCTTACGGGACTGTCAGTCGTCCGATAATTGGTCTTAAAGAGACATCGGTCGAGACTGGCGAGATGATGTGTGCTGAGTGTGGGGCAATCAGGGAACCTGGTTTCCCATGTGATACTTGCGGATCTCCTACTGAGCCCGTTCCTGAAATGATGATGGAGCAGACTCCTTTCGTCAAGGAAGTCCTCGAAGCTCCTAAGGGTCGGGTCAAGATCGAGGTCTACGGACCACGACAGGTCAAGGTTCAGCCGTATTGCAAGGATATCAAGAGCTCTCCTTACCTGATCCTCGAGACGGATCTGCATGAGAGTTTGATCAAAGAGCTCTATCCTGAGTACGACATGACAGGAGTGCGTGATGATTCAGATATTACGCAATCCGACCGGCGCCCGACTATCGAGGTGGTAGAAAGTAAAAAGATTCACACGCTGAAGCGTATCTGGCTTCGGCCGTGGGCGTATAACGAACTTCAGGATGAGTCCAAGCGAGAGTTGCTGCATTTGCAGTATCCTCGTGGCATGTATGCTGTGATCGTCGACAAGCAGGTTCTCGACATTTACGCTGAAGGAATGGATGAGCACTGGACGTTCCTTGCTGATCCATTTGCTGAGTACGTGCATGGAGATCCTCGAGGTAAGTTCGTTGTTCCCCTCCAGGACATGTTCAATGACGGTGAGACACTGACACTCGAGACCATTCTTCATAACATCCCTGAGATGTTCGCCGATCCTAACGTGGTGAACTTCAAGAGGTATGGTGAGAAGGAAGCTCGTCCTGGGCAGATGAATCAGGCAGTTGCTCCGCAGGGCATGAACCTGAGCTCTGGTTTCTACCAGCCTCAAGGTGCAACGCTGTCGAAAGAAGTTGATGCCTTCATGCAGCGGCTTCAGGAGCTAGCACAGTTCGTAATTGGCGCACCTCCGTCAATCTGGGGCGGGACACAAGAAGGCGGATCTGGCACCCTCGGAGAATACCAGCAGAGCAGGGCTCAGGCCCAGCAGCGTCTTGGCACAGACTGGAAGATGCTCAACTACTGGTGGCGCGATATCATGCAGAAGAGCGTCGAGGAGTATCGAGCATTCATGAAGGGACTTGCACAGAAGGTGCAGGATCCTATGTATGCTGAGAACTTCGTAAAGCGTGACGGTGAGACGTATACCAACGTGTGGATCAGACTCGAGGACATGTCTGGTCAGGTTGGTGAGGCAGAAGCTGAGACGTCGGATCGCTTC